TTCCAACAAAAGCAGAACAATTAGCAGATTTCATAACACCAACAGCATTAAAAATATATAGTGATGAATTTTCAAAGTCACTTGATGAGAAGGCAAAGTATTTTAAATCATTACAAGAACCGATGCGTCAACCATTTTTCCCAACTGGAAACATAAAATTTCAAATGGAAGACATAAATCCTGATGAAATACCAGTAGCAGAAATAGTACCAAGACGAACAAGACGAACCAAAAAAGAAATGGCAGAAGCAGCACAAATGTTAAGAGAAGATGTAGCTTCAACAGGTCTAGCTCAATTTGAAAATACATTCCAACCAAAACCATTTAACTTTCAAGAAGAAGCAAGTATTGTATCAGGAATAACTCAACCAATGAGTGAAATGCCAACAACTGAGATTATAAGCAATATTACAACATCGTTTCGCCGTAATACATGGGGTGACCTATTACAAAGATATCAAAACCTAACAGGAACTGTATTTCAAAGACGCAAAGGATACAAAAAAGGAGATTTTCAAGCTTTAGTTGAAAGAATGGAGAGAGAAAGTTAGTCCAACTTTAAAAAAGTTGGAGTCAAAAAGTTAGTCCAACTTTAAAAAAGTTGGAGTCAAAAAGTAAAATCTATACATATTATAACTAACAAATGACATCTATAACAGGTTTATATTCAACAGATGATATTACAATAAATGGCTTACCAACATTTGAATTTCCAACATTTCCAACAGACGGAAGTTTTAACACACTTTATGCAACTGATATATCATGTAACACGTTAAATGCTTCAAATACAATACAAACAAATGAACTTTTACAAGTTGCTAATAATACATTTCTATTGGTTTCCAACTATGCTTTTGATGCGCCAGTAAGAGCATTAAATGTAGGTGCTGTTGTTGCTCCCCCATATACCGCAATAACTAGTTGGTCACTTTCAAATATTTCAGGCACTACTCCTACTATCTCAACTGGTCGTGGTTTTTGGGATACGCTTGGTCCAAATTGTTTAGTCACTGAATATCCAGATTATCCAACAGTAACACAATCATTATGCGTTCAACAAAATGCTATAAATACTTTTCGCATACAGCAATCCATATCTGCAGTCGCAGGCAATTATTTGGTGACATTCTACATTTGGGGTCGTTTTAATGGTTATAGAACATCGCAAACTGTATCTTGCACTTTTGGAACTGTTACATCATCTTCAAATACAGCAGTAGAACAATCATGGAAAAAAATACAATTTGCTACACAAGTAAATACAACAGGGGCAACATCAATCATTTTTAATTTTGTTCAAACAACAGCAATAACATCAGGTATGGTCATAACAAATATAAGTATTCAAAAATTAGGTGGTATTGTATCAAGAAATACAACTAGTATGGGTACTGGTTCTTGCTTGAGACCTGACCTTGGACTGTATTGCTATGGAGGTATTTATAACACAGGTCGATTAGACAATTATGGAGCAGTGAATATATATGGGCAATTAAACCCAGTAGTAGCAAGGGTTAAAAACTCAATGGTTATTGGTAATTGTAAATGGGGGTCTAGTCTTGGTAATACAAATGATACAGGACAATTTTGTCAGTTAATAGGTGATGGAATAGCCGCAAATATTTCAAGTGGTTTATCAGGCAATTTTACAAATATAGTCGCTATTGGTTCAGCAGCAATGGAACAACTAAATGGAACTAGATTAGATATGATTGGTATAGGATACAGAGCAGCGAGATATGCCAATTCACAAACATCAATCGCTATTGGAACTGGAACAATGCAGAATCTTGGTTATGGTGGGACTTCTTCTTCAAATATAGCGATTGGTCATTTAGCAATGGGGCAAATGGGTTCAAATAATAACAATAATAATTGTTGTGTTGGTAATAGCACATTATTTATAAATGATTTTGCAAACAGTCGTTCATTTAATTCCATTTTTGGTAATTCTTCGGGAACTAATGTTTCCTCCAATTCAAACACGATTATTGGTTACAATTCATGTGCTAATATGATTAATACAACCTCAATCCTTAATTCATTTCTAGGTGCCCAATGTGGAAACAATCAATCAGGTTCAGGAAATATAATGGCGAAATGCACTTTTTTGGGAGCAAACAGCGATGTAAATACTGCAGGGACATATAATAATTCAACAGCCGTTGGATTTAATGCAAGAATTACCAATTCAAACCAGATTGTCATGGGGGGAAATGATGGGACAGGAGTGTTTCCAAATGTGCATTTACCGAATAAGAATACACTTAGAGCAGTTCATTCAGTTGGCGCTGTTGCGTCATTTAGCATTACATTTGGACTTTCGGAAAATATAGACATAAACAGCACGACGACAACGACAATCAATTTACCAACCCCAGCAGCAGCGAATATTGGAACACGTTTTCATCTCTACAAAAGATACACAGCAGCAACTGTGATAACGATAGTAGCACCAACGAGTCAAACGATCTTAGCGGATAAGGAGACGGTTGGACTGTATGCTTTTGGAACGAATCAAAACTATCTGACCTTGGTATGCACTGGAAATTCTACAGCGATAGATGCGTTCAATTGGGTAGCGGAGGGTAATGCAAAGGATTTACAGGGGGATTTAGATGCAAATATAACAGGGGTATTCGATTTTTTAACCAATCCAATTTTTAATGTGAATGGCATACCGAATGATCGTGTTGCTGGCTTTGACAATTTAGCGTATCAGGTTAGTCTAAACACTAACAATATTTCAAGTTTGCAATCCGATGTGAATGCAGTAGAAAGCACGCTAACAAATGTTAGTTACAATTCAGGGACGGATACAACCAGAATAGCATCCTCATCTACGCAGGTAGATAGTATTGCTTCTATATCATTGGGAGGCACAATAGATATGACCAATAATGTCAATTTTTGGGACGATGTGTATTTGAACAACAATGTGTGGAAGTTGAATGGTTACAGTGAGTTATCAGGTAGTCCAAATGTCCTCACATTTCCATTATCTAGAGTGTATATTTTAACGACTACATCTAACGGTGCGGTTCAATTACCAGGAATTTCTGCAGATATGTATGGAATAGAGATTACATTTATTAAGACAAGTGCAGCGAATTCATACACAATCAACGCAACAACACCAGACACTTTTAGACGCATGGGTTCAAATAGTAGTGCGACTGCAACCTCTATTACATTAGATGGTAGGAATACAATTCTAAAAGTAATAGCGACGCAAGCGACTGTGTGGGCGGTTGTGGTGGATAATATTGAAGGGACGGAAGCACCGTTGATAACTGCGACCTCATCTATATTCTTACCGTATTTTAATAGTTACAGCATAGCGACACCGAATACTACAGCAATCACGATAACATTACCAGCAGCGAGTATTCTCACGGAAGGATTACGATTTACGTTCAGGAGGACGAATACTCAAATGGCGGCTGTAAATTCTGCGTCAGCGAATATCCGACCTATTAATAACGGGACACTGATAAATACGATTTTAACAACAGCACAGTATATATGTGAGTTAGGCGTGTTCAAAACAGGAGCAACGACTTATGAGTGGTTTCTTTTGAGAACTGCATAAATATTATCTCATCTTACTTTATAATGAGTGATCCATATCTCTCTCTCGTTTGTGTTAAAAATCAGTTAGGTGTTGATATTAAAAAAAATGAGGTCAAAAAAAAAATACTTGACCGCATAACTGAACTAGGTTTAACAAATAATACATACAAAAACAATCAGGAGTTTCTACTTCTTGTATGCAATTTAGCAGAATACCTAATAACAAAGAAAGACAAAATTTCAAAAAAAGAAATCGTGTTAGATGTTATAAACCAATTATTTAATTTACAACCACAAGAGCGTCAAGCAGTTGAAAGTAATATTGAATTTTTACATGAATCAAAAATGATAAAGAAAGTATCTAGATGGAAATTATTTTGCGCTGGCCTTAAAGAACTGCTATGGTCAAAAAAAAAGTAAAAACTGTTGCCTTCAAGATATCAAATATTGGCAGGGACTATGGCATCACATATCTTTTAGGACATTACAATTTACATACTGCTTTATCTATATACAATTTGGTCTCTACCTCACCAATAGATATTGTTGTTTTTATTTTGACTAGTAAATTCGGAATCTCTAAGTTTGCGGTTTTATTAATTCTTGCTTTTCTTTAAGTTTTCTCTTTTCATACCATTCTTTTTTTTTTAATGCTATATGCTCTTTATTTTTTTCATAATATTCTTTTTTTTTTTCTTTATTTTTTTCACGGTATTCTTTTTCTTTTAGTGCTATATGCTCTTTATTTTTTTCATAATATTCTTTATGTTTTAGTGCTATATGCTCTTTATTTTTTTCATAATATTCTTTTTCTTTTAGTGCTATATGCTCTTTATTTTTTTCATAATATTCTTTTATTTTTTCCTTATTTTCTTCATAATATTCTTTTATTTTTTCCTTATTTTCTTCATAATATTCTTTCTGTGTCCTATTTGGAACAAGAGAATTCAAATTTGCGTTTAAAGTTTCAAACCAATATCTTTCTCTTGCTATTGCCTCATTAATATCATTACAAGGGTATTTCTCAATCTCAATCATGCTCCAATTATCCCAACCACCATTAGCACGAATGGTTTGATAAATTTTATATTTTTGTTTTATTTTACAATTACAATTACAATTACTTTTATGTCCATATTTCCTCCTAATAAAATCTGTAGTATGACCTACATAGCAGTCTGTAATTGATAAATCATTACATACGATTTTATACATAATTGTTTTGGAATAATCAAATGATTTTTTCGGCATCTTAAATATAATATCCTATAATACATTATATCTAAATCAATTTTTTTTTAATCCCTAAAACAAAGACTAAATGGTAGGTAGCAACATAAATAGTAAATACCACTAAAACAAATACAGCAATATGGTTTAAAGCATGGCTCATCATCAATAAATTCATTTGAATCAATTGATGCGTTATTAGAATCATATATATGACTAGAATTAGACGAAGATGTCATCATTATATATTTACTCTGTTAGTTTTTTTTTTATCCAATTGATTACATATTTATCATCATTACCCCAGTCTAAATAATCTACTCCATCCATGGTAAGAACTCTTGTATCTACAACAAAGTCTTTGTCATCATGCAAACTAACAAATATTCTTAAACTTTCAAATAAAACTATCTTGTCAATAGTATATGTGAAAGCAACAGCAGTTTTACTTGGCATCTTTATATTTGGATAAATAGGATTAGCATTAATAGGAATAATAGGAATATTACCAGAGTCCATTTTATATAAATAGAGAGAAAAATTTGTTGCCGAAAAATGGCGATTAACTAACAATTAAGTATTATTGTAATAATGGTTAATATAATGAACTATTAATTAGTTAATTTCATTATCCCTTAATAGTTAATTAATATAACTAACTATTATAAAATGTCTTAGTTAAAAATTTTTAATGTCAAATTTGCTTTATTAACTACTTAATATTTGGTTAATTTATTCATTATTAAGGCATTTTGAAATTAACTAATTAATAGTCTGTTAATCGGCAACCAATTGTCTCAAATTTGTCTTTTAATTGTTTCTTTAGCAAAAATAAAATCTTTGTTAATATAAATGGAACATTTAGCAAAGTGTCTAAAAGAAAACCGTCCTAATATCAGCGACAGTACAATTAAGACTTATTCTAGTCTCTTGAAATCTTTTTTTTATAAACATCACGAGAAATCAGTTGATATTAATTGTGAATGGTTTCAAAATCAAGACGATATTATTGAATTGTTAAAAGATAAACCAGCATCAACACGTAAGACCACATTTGCTGCTCTGGTTGCTCTTGTTAAAGAAAATGAAAAATATAAAAAGGCAATGATGAACGATAGTAAGACTTATCAAGAGTTTATCGATACGCAAACCAAGACAAAAACACAAGAGGATAATTGGAAATCATTTGATGAAGTCAAAAAGATATATGATGATATGTACAATAGGGTTAAACCACTATTGAATTCAAAAGAGGTTCTCTCTACAAAAGATTTTAAACTTGTTCAAGATTTTATTATTCTTGCTTTGACAAGTGGAGTTTGGATTAGTCCAAGACGGTCTATGGATTGGTGCGAAATGAAAATCAAAAATGTTGATAAGGGACACTGTAATTATATTGATAAGAATTTTTTTGTATTCAATAAATATAAGACTGCTAAATTTTATGATGAACAGCGAGTTGAAATACCTAAAGGATTAAAACTTATTTTGAATAAATGGATCAAAATAAATCCACACGATTATTTGCTTGTTGATAGTAACAATAATAAAATGACTAATGTAAAACTTACACAAAGGTTGAATGCAATATTTGATGGCAGAATTAGCACATCAATGTTGAGACACATCTTTATTACGGAAAAGTTGAAAGATGTTCCAGCATTAAAGGAGTTAAAACAAATGGCTCAAGATATGGCACACTCGGTTAGCGAGCAACTAACATATATTAAAAATTAATATGTTGTTTTTTTTATATATTGAAAACAACTTACATGCGTACCGACAGACTTCCTGTAGCAGAATCCAAGACGAAGATGATGTCCATTTTGGCGATGAAGAAAACTGTTACTGATGTTAAATTTGTAGTAGCAAGTTGAAGGTTCAAGAAAGTATTGCCTGATTGGAGATTGAGACCATCTAAGATTCCAATCTTTGCTACTTTTTCTAACGACAAACCGTAACAGAATTGGCATTGATTCTCAGCAGTTGAAGCAGTAGCATTAGCAATAAGAAAAACAGCGTCGGCATCAGTAGGTAAAGTAGAACCAGCACCAAGTGGGATATATTTGAAATATTGTGATGGAACTAGACCTGATTTGAATTCATAAGTGTTAAAGTTTCCAATTGCTTGCTGAGTGTCGGCTAAAGCTTTGGCTGGGTTTCTAACAAAATCAACTGGGTTACTGGGATATAATTGTCCGTTGATGTTCCAAGCAGTAGAAGTAGATGTTAACATTTTGCTATCATACACGTTATTAGCACACCCTGCGAGGGATACAGTAGATGCTTCCGTAGCACGGAAAAACAAGGCTCTTACAGATGATCCACGAATGCCAGTTAAAAGCGAAACAGAACCTGATGTTAATGCTGGTAAAGTGCTGGTGGAGGCTCTGTAAGTAATACCTGAGTAGTATTGCATGCCACCTTTGTTTAACATTCTTAAACCTTCTTGTCCTACATCAACAACCTGCATGTTGAGAGAAATATTATCCATTGTAACTTGGACGACAGCAGCTGTAGTTGCTCCATTCGTCACAATTGTGATAGGTAGTATTGCTGACGTTTGCATAACTAATTGGAGATTACTGAGAGCACCGTGATTTAAGAATTTATCCGCACCCTTACCAATTAGCGAGTTCAAAATTGGAATGCTGTAAGAATAATATCTATCAAGTGTTCCTGATACAGTTGCACCATCAATACCTAACACTTTATGACCTTGATTAGAGTTCAAAGAACCAGTTGCTGCAGCCTCATATTGGAAGCCATACATTGCTGCTAAAGCATCTCTTTCTGCTACATTAATTTCATTTTGAACCAACATATCAGCAATAACACCGTAGTTTGTTATGTCGTCTAAAACAACACCGTTGCTTTGGATATACATACGGTCAAAAAATGCTGCCGCATGAGAACGAAGTTGAAAATTGGTAAAAGCTTGTGCTGTCGCAGAAATTATGGAATACTTAATGCGAAAATTCAACATAGTGAATCTTGGATCTGCGAACTGGCTCTTGCTTTGACCGCAGGGCACATCTATGATGATGTTGCTGGAAGTTCCACTTAATTGTTGAACTGCAGATGCTGCTACAGTTTGTTGAGCGGAAGCGACTTGAGACAAGTTGCTAGGAATAACTTTTAAAGCATAACTTGAAACAGAAGGAGGAAGAGAGAACGCAATTTCATTAGAGAGTTCTTTTGGGAAACCGATTGGTGTAGCCATTATAATATATGAAAATAAAAAAAAAAATTTGTTTCATACGGTTTATTCTGCTAATATCAAATTCTCATCTTCTGCTATATTTTTGACTTTTCCATTTACAGAACTAACGAGTTTTTGGAATGAAACTGGTCTCTCAATCGAATGCCTAAATATATTGAAACGTAATACAAAATATGATGATATGCCATTAAAATTTATCAAATTGTTATTGTCATCTGTGATTGAAATAATAATACTTGTATTTATGTCTAAACTTTTCAGCAGAAACTCACCGCCATAGTTTTCATATATAATCTGCGAATTTAATTTTGCTACATTTGGTATTGACCCTAAAATATCACAAGAACCTACCGTGCTATTATTTGTTAGCATAAGACCATTATTCAATAAATTACAATGGATTATGAAACGAGGAATTGGTAAGAAATTCATAGACCTTGGGAGGGTTATTGCCGTGCCAGTTGTTTGTGTAGTTCCGCTAAATCCAAAAATATAGTCACAAGTGCTTCCTGTATTGAATCCCCAAGTGCTGCTTGGAAAAAGGGATTGATATGTTGGTGTGCTTGTGATTGTAATTTTATTTGTTACCGCACTATATGACATTACAAAATAATTCGTTGGAATTGCTGTGCTTTGTATCTGTGTAATGAAACTTGTTATGGTGTAGTTTCCTTCAGGAATAACGGTCGTTGATGTTGAACCAGCGTATGTAAAAATAAGAATGTTATTGTATTCATTTATGATATAGTTGCTATTCGTTATAACTGCATAAGGCATGGAAAGAGTTACATATTCAATCGTTTCATCATTTGCGAAATTTATATAAGAGCGTAAATCATATTGGACTTTACTTCTATAAGTTCCATTAAGTGATATTGAGTTACCACCTTGTGTATTTAAATGTAATACAAGACTATCTTTTAATAGTGTTTTATTATTGATTGGTTTGGTTTCCATCATCTTTTATATACCTTTAGAAAAGGTATAGCCAAAATATCTCTAAATTATTTGGCACCACCTTTTTGAAAGGTGGTTAAAAGATTCGAATTTATTTTATCTACTTCTTCTTGTGGTATGACAGTTTCTTCTACATTTTGTATCTTCATTTGTGATACCATTAATTCATAATCTGCTTTCTGTTGTGCTACTATTTCGTCTAAAATACTTTCGTCTTGTCCTGCATAAGCACATAGTAAGGCATTTCGCATATATTCATCATTGAGACCTTGAAACATCATATTTATTGCTTTTTCATTTTTTCTTTCTTGTAATGATCGAACTTTAAAGGCTGACATATATATATATATATACCTTTAGAAAAGGTATAGCCAAAAATTAACTATTTTTTTGCTAAAGATTGTATAACTCAAAAGTCATTAATATTTGCCAGTCAAGTCCTAAAAAATTTATTAACTTATTGGTAGCATAATTGTAGAAGGAAATTGTAAATGGTTGCGACCCAGTTGGAATCACAATATCAACCCCTTTTTCGTCTAAAGTTGAATTGTTATAATACCAGTTTGCGCTTAATTGTGGAACTTCCATTTGTCTTGGATAAAAAAAACCTAAAATAGTTCCATTTTGTGTAGCAGAAAGAGAATGGTTAGATTGTAAATTACATGATATGTAACCTAAATAGTCTTCATATACATAAGGGAAACTTTCAGCGCTTGTAAATTGGTATCTTACACGACAATACTTATATTTTCCATTGATATTATTGTTTCTAAAAAAATCATTCCAATCCATAGACCAAGTTACATTTGCTCTGTTTGTTCTGCTAGTCGCTTGTGCTGGTGGTTGAAAACCAGTTAAATCATTATCAATAGTTTGTAAGTATAAATTATAAACTGATGGTTTTGTTTCAGTCATATATATATATCCATCTTTTAAAAAAAGATGGAGTCAAAAAAAATATTTGCACAGTTGCTAAAGGTTATATTAATTGTAAAGTTCAAATGACAATAATATTTGGTATTCATAATCAAATAAGGACATACGGGTTAATGTATCATCATTCATGAATGTAAGGGTTAAAGTATTATTAACATTGGAAGGCATATTAATATCAACACCTATTTCAGCCATCGTATTTACTAATACTATATGAGTTGCTGTTCCTGTTGTTAAACAGTCTTGTGGATATACTAATCCAAGAATAGTGCCTACACCTGTGCTTCCAAATCGTGACGAAAAATTGCTTGTTAAATAACCTGATAAATTATTCCATTGATTTGCTGCTGATGCGAAACTTACTGATGATAAATGGAATCGAACACGACAAAATTTGTAATTCTTATCATCACCTTTGAATAGGTTTGACCAATCAATATTCCAACTTACATTATTATTACTGGCGTCATTGACTGGAATGATAGGGTTAAAAGCAGATGTGTTTGTTGATGTAACTGCTGTGCTTAAATAAAGAGTATAAACTGGCATATATATATACTTTGCTAAAATAATTCTATTAGGCTGTGTCCCAGTAAAACCCCCTTAAAATAATTCAAAGTAAAGTATTCCAAATACATCTCTTTGATTTAAACTTGCTACATTATTTGGAACTGTTCTTGTAATATAGCCATACCAAAGTGCTAATTCATTTTTTCCACGTGGTATTTCTATTTCCATACCTGTTATATTTTCTGTGTTGAAATTAGAGTAATATTCGCGATTTTGTGTTGGCAATTCTTGATAATAATAAGCACATAATGGATTGCCTACAGATGTTCCGGATAAATAATTGTTTGATGCTAAATTTGTGCTAAGTCTTCCAGTATGATATCCATATACATCGTTTGTATTTCCACGATGATTTAAAAATTTGGAATATACCCTGCACTTCGTGTATTGAGGATTATAATTATCACCTTTAAATAGTTTATCCCAATCAATATTGTAATAGACTTCTTGTCCGTTATCAGTTGTTTTTGCACCGTGTCTGTATCCAGCTATAATCATTGAATCATCTTTGTATCCATTGGCTGTTGTTGGTCTTGAAGTAGAGAGAAATAAGTTATATATTGGCATTACTATATAATATACTTTTATAAAAAGTATAGCAAAAAAGGTTATACTTTTTATTTTTTGTATGCTGCCTTACATGCAGGGCTTCTAAGAGCATCTCTGTAAGAGACTCCGTGTTTGGTTGCCCAAGACCTAACGTGCGATATCCATGGGTTCATTATACATTACCTAAAGAATTTATTTTTTTTAAATGACCTATGTGTCTTAATGTTTTTATATGATTGTTTTTATGATAATGTTTATATTTACCACCGCATTCACAATCTATCGTTAAATTATTTTTTTCTATATATTTTTTTTTAATATTTCTATACTTATCTATATTTGTTTTGTTGTATTCTTTTTTAGTTCTACTTGGAACATAAGTATTCATATTAGCATTTAAAGTTTCATACCAATAACGCTCACGAGCAGTTGCCTCATTATGAACTTGACAGGGGTATTTCTCAATCTCAATCATAGACCAATTATCCCAACCACCATTAGCACGAATAGTTTGATATATCTTATAATTATATTGTTTATGATTTTCTTTATTACATTCCATTTTATGAGCTGCTTTTCTACATATAAAATCTGTTGTATGACCTACATAACAATCTGTTACTGCTAAATCATTACATACAATCTTATAGATAATAGTTTTGGAATAATCAATTTCCTTATGAGGCATCTTATAATGTCTTATAATGTCTTATATCTAAGTTGATTACACAAAAAATGAACTAACAGGTTTGTTTTCTCTTTTAGATGACGAAATAGCCAACGCTATCCTTTGCTTTTGAGCAGTTCTCTTTGGAAGTGCTTTCTTGCTAAATGTGCGACCAGTTGTTGTATCAATAACCATAAATTTTTTATCAACAGGTATAATTCCATATGGCATATATATATTTAGAGAGAAAAAGAATATACATGTATATTATATGTGTTTAGAGTGTATTCAAATTTCTTCATACGAGCATATTACGCTTTGGTGGTGTAAAGATTGTCAAGCAAAAAAGAAGTGATGCTTGGCGTTGCCTTTACCGAAGGTTAGCGTTGCCTTTAAGTTGTTTTATAATATATATTGTAAAACAATTTAAAAAAACTTAATAACAGTTTTTGGGACTTCGGGTTGCCTAACAGGTATTTCTTTTTCTTTTTTGGCTTTGGTTATGGTACTTTGCTTTTTCGATTTTGACTTCGCTACATAAATGACTTCTGTGTCAGAACTCTCGCCATCAGTTTCGCCTTCAAAATAGTCATCACTATCGCTACTCTCTTGCACTACAATTCTGCGTGCCTTTTGCTTTGATATTTTTACTGGTTTATCCTTCTTTAAAGGTGCTGGCACCCCTTCGGGAGGCACAACTTGTTTCTCTTTATAGTCCTCATCTTCTTTTAGCTTCTTTACTTGTTGCTTTTTCGTCTCAACTTTTTCTAACTTTTCTTTCAACTTTTGCTCCTTTAATGCTAAGGCTTCTGCACTTGCTAATTGTGCTTTTTTTATTCTCTCTTCATTTACCTTTTTCATACGCTCTGCATATTGTTTTTTCGCTTCTTCGGTCATAGTGCGTGTTCGCTTTGGTTTCATTAGTGGTGTGTTATCATCTTGTGACTGGGTTTCAACAGGTGGCTCCATATATATATCTTAATATTTTATTCTAAACTATAAATTATTAATATAGTAAATCGGAATGGGGGGTACTATAAAGAAAGGTCGCCGATCGCCGGTCGCCGGTTGGTTTTTAGAGCTTCCCCATTACTATATATATAAAATGGAAAAATGTATAATAGTACTACTTTCTCTTTCTTCTTATATATATACAATTAAAACATACCGGCGACCGGCGACCAGCGACCTTTTCAATATATATATAAATTCCATTTTTTTATATATAAATTAACACTAATCATCGTTATATTATTTCTTCTATCATTTTAATTCCAAACCAACATTTTATAGATTTCCCCTTTTTTCCTTTTTTCCCTTTTTTCCCCTCTGGCATACTGATTCTATAAAATACTTCTCTCGTAGGAAAACTTTTGTGGGATGGGAAAAAACGGAAAAAGGAAAAACATATACTTTAATCATTTTATAAACTACATAAAAACATAACTTTTATTTTCATATAATGAGAACAAAGAAAGCACATTACATGATGGATTTTGTCAAGGATATAATTTCAAAATTAGATAAAATAAATGTGGAATCAAATAATATTGATTGGGAAGATGATAATTATTTTTATATAGTTCGAAAAATAATTTGGCACGCAACTGAATCAATGCCTTATCCTATTACAGAAATAATAATGAGAAGAAAATATAAAAATGAATACAAAGAATACGATAATGTTTGTTTTTATAAATTTGAAGAAGCAACAGAATCAGTAAAAAAAAGATTTATAAAAAGAACAGAAAAAACAAAATATTATGGAAAGCCTATTGAATATGATTATCAAGTATATTATGAAGGTTATATTTTTGAAACTTATACCCATTATCATCACCGTAAATAATTATTAATATCAATCAATAATTATTTTTATTCTTCTTCCACAATATCAAGTAATTTTATTCCAACATATCCACCTTTATATGGTTTATTACTTTCATCTTTTCCAAGTTTGCTTAAATCTTTATCATATTTGAAACCCATTCTTATCATACCCTCTTTTACTAATTTCTCACTTAATCCACTTTGCGATACAATTGCTTTCAACGCAACTCTCTCATTAATATCAATTTCACAATTTTCATCAAACCAATTTGCAAATGCATCATTGCTCTTTTGCGTTTCTTTTGTGTCCTTAATAAATTGAATTGGAATAGATGGTAATTTCTTTGAATAATATTTATTAGCATATTCAATAATAATATCAAATACTTCGTTATAATATTCTGCTTTGATTTTATCTCCCAAAGAAGTATCAGCAATAAACAATAAATTCTCTGCATCTTCTTCAACTCTATTACCAGTTCTATCAAAGTGTGAGCCATATGATATTTGCTTATAACGATTATATACAGCTGTATCTTTTGGGTCAATAATTGGCATATTATTTGTTAGCGTAAATAGTTTAAACATGATATTAATTGTTTCACTTGTCCCAAACATAACTTCATTTTCAATATTCAAACCATCACCAATCTCTTTCATTAATTCACTATTACTTTTTTTCTTACCAAATTCATCTAACCAAACTAATCGTTTGCCTTTCATCATAACTAATTGTTTATGAACTTTTGTATTTCCTTCTTCAAGCAAAGAACCTTTTGATTTATAAACATAATTTGGTAACAAAGCAGTAAGGATATCAAAGAAAAATGTTTTACCATTATCACCACATGCCTTATCAGTTTTATCAACACAAAAATAAATAGATTTCTCTAAATTTGGACTGCCTATAAATGTATAACCAATAATAGATAAGAAATATTCCAAATGTTCTGCATTATTATTCAATATTTTCAATAGAACAGATTTAACAAACATTTTTTTACTTTCATTACCTTTCACATAATCATAAGGTATAGTCTGTGTAACAAAATCGCTAGATAAAATACCTTCACGAAATGTTTTTGTTTCCAAATCCATGATACCATTTTGAAATGCTAATAGTCCTTTATTTGCATCTAATTTATCAGCAAATTTATCATCAGCCAATAGTGTTTTTAAATATTTTGTTAATACATTTAAGAATGAAGAACCAGAGATTGTTTTATATGCTTTTAAGTATATTTTACTTTTTTCAATTAGTTTGTCTTTCTCTTCACCTGATGCTTGTGATATTTTATGGACTAATTTCTTATTACTTTCATCAATATACTTCCTCAATTCATTAATAATATAAAAGCTTGGTTCTTTTTGTTGTTTCCACAATTGATTATCAGTAAGCATATACCAATTTTCTTTACATAAAACTAATGTATCTTTTAGTGTATTTGAAATAGTAACAGCCGTTTTATATGGGTCATCTAAATCGTCAGCATTTATGAAATAGATATCATACTTCTCTAACCATAACTTGTAACCATTTTGATTACTTTTCTTTGCTAATGATTGAAGGTAATGTATTTCAATAGGATAAGGATTTAGATTTTTGAATAACTCTTCTTTTTCTGTATCGATATTTAAACAGTTCTTTTTACAGAAATTCAACCAGTCATTATTTGACAAACCATTATATTTAATGCACGAACATATACGCAACCATGTAGTTCTATCTTTTTTATCAATGCTAATTAGTTGTAATAATTCTTGAAGTTTTGATGGTGTTTCGGTTTCGCTTTCATTATCCGTTATAGCTTCGGCGTCATTAACTACAATAATCTTTTTGACTTTTGTATTTTTTGGTTGTTCTTGATTTTGTTTCAAATCATTAATAATAAATTTTGGAATATCTAAAATTTCTCCACCTAAATCGATATAACAATTTTCATTTCCTTCCAAATCAATGTAACTGGTAGGAGGAGCAAATACCATATGTCCGTCACTAGCAACATCAACACCATCATAAGTAACTAATGCATTGCTTCTAGTTTTAACATTAGCGTCATATTTACAATAAATATGGTAACCCCTCCTTGTTTGAATAGTTTTATAATTTTTCAATTCAGGATATTCTTTTAATGCTAAATCATAAACCTCTTTTTTATCAAAGTCAATAATTGTCAAATCATTAATTTTTCCTGTCAAAAGACACATTGCTTTATGAGAATTGTTTATATAATTTTTATAAGTTGATTCATTAATAATTTCCGTCCATTTTGAAGGCATGCCAATAGGTTTCTTTTTCTCAATACCATCAGCATTTAAGTATGTGGTAATCTTTGGGATAGTAAAACGAACAAAGTTTGCTAAAGTAGTTTCCATTTATATATATACTATAAAGAAAAAATAATCTCTAAATCATTTTTTTTAGAAATTATTTGTTTTTTTTTGTCCCCCTAATAAGTTTTTTTTGGCAGATGAGACAATTATTAAGTTTTTGATTTTTCATATCACAATAACAAGTAGAGCAAACAAAGTGGTTGCATCTTAATAGTGGTATTCTATCAAAATATTCAAGACAAATATAGCAATAATCCATATATATACTATAAAGATATTTTTTAAGCATTAATTTCCTAAATTAATAAAATATTCAAAAATTCCATTTTTATTTTTTTCCAAGCATATGCCCTTTTTTTTTGTCTATTATCAATTTCACGGTATCTTTCACGGTTATTTTCAATCCATTTATAAATATGCTTTTTATTTTGTGAGTATGGTAGTGGCATATTATTCCTTAGTATATAGAAAGAAAAATAATCTCTATATAGTTTTCCCCTAAATATAAATAACAAGCTTTTGTATTACTCAAGCCTGTTATTTTGTAGATTCATATAGATAAATGACAAATTAATACAACTACTAACGAACTGATTTTGGACTTAATCT